TCAAAAAAGGTCTAATCTAATGAAAAAACCAAAAAAGTCCAGAGTTGATGTTGTAGGTGTGCAAGCCCTGCAAGGAGTTATCGACACTTACTACATCACAGTGCCTTACGACAAAAAGAATCGAGTCATTCCTTCCTCAGTTGAATGTGCCTATAACACCAGGTACTTTAGTCATCAGGAAACTGTAAACATGTTACGATCATTGTAATGCCTTTCCCCTTACCTTTAGATCCAGATTACCGCAGGCTCATAGTCTCGTTCTGGCTAGATGATGTGGATGATCGATTAGCTGTTCATCGTTGGCAAGACGCAGAGAAAAGCTGGAAGTATGCAAACGATATATACCTCAGTCTTCCCCCCGGGGAAGGTTCTGAGCAACTCGAATCCGCTTTGATGCGTTCGAGGGTAAAAATAAATAACATCTCACAGAAACTATGAGAACCATTTCCAGCGAAACTGAAACCGTGGCATCTACGCCGAAGAAAGAAACCAAACCAACGAGTTATTCCACAACTCTCTCGGATGGACGTAAAATCGTTATCCGTGAAATGACTGGTCGCGACCTTGTCCACATGGAAAAAGATCAAAGCAAGGCCGGTGATGTGGAGAAAGGCTTAAAACTAATCGAAAGGTTAAGTATTGGTGACGACAAAATTACCTACGACGAGATCATCGATCTAGGTATTCGTGATATCAAAAAATTGAACGAACTGGTAGCCGATGCCAGTGGAGCCGAAGACGACGCCCCAAACTAATATCAGAGGACTTGGAGGATTTTTCTTACCTCTTGACTGTCGATGGATTAGTTTATCACTTACGGGAGATTAGGCCGAAAGATTTTTATTTCGCGCAAATTCTCCGTCAGCGTGAACGAAGTATGTTTGAGCTGATTGAGAGGCTAATTCAGAACAGCGAAGTCCTCGATATATCTACTGTACCTCAAACACGGTGCATGGTTGACTGGGTTGCTACCAACATTCTCGAGAAAAACATTCTCACTGTTGAAAACTGGTTAGAGATAGGTTTCCACCTATGCAAACAACGATGGGACGATTCTCTTGACTGGCTTGAACTCCAGCCAATGAGTAAAATCCAAACAATGATTGAAGTCGTCAAAAACCATGTTGACGATGTTGAAACTGCCCAGAAAAAAGCAGCGAGGGGCTAATGTTCACGTTCAAAGTAGTCGGAAGCGGCGCTAAACCCTTAAATATAAATTGGTGGCAACCAACTAAAAAGGAATGGACTCCAGTCCTTATGAAGGACAACCGCCCTTTTCAAGAAAAAGAAGAGGATCCCACCACTGGGAAACCTTGGGCGCGACTTACTCCTGCTTATAATGCTTGGAAACAAGTGCATTACCCTGGAGAACCCATCCTTCGACGAACCGGTTTAATGCTTGACAGTGCCTCCCTATTCACTCGAGGTGACGAGTTTCTCGTTAAAACCACTCCATATGGACCCTACAACCAGTTCGGCACCAGTAAGATGGTCGCCAGACCCTGGATGGGTGTGCCGGACATCTCTCTCCAACATATCGTACCGATTGCTTGGAAAAACATTCTCCCTAAAAGATCTTAACAATGACAACACGCAAACGTACAAGCACCCCTGCACCAAAAGTAACGGAACCCGTTAAAGAAACTCCTGTGGCAACTGTCGAAGAAGAAGTTAAAACAGAAGAAACCCCGACTGACGAAGTCGTAACCGAGGAAATCGTGGCTGAAGTCACCACCGGTAAGGAGCCAAAAGTTGAAGAACTAAAGGATGAAGCAGCTCCGAATACTCTGAAGGAAGCTCAAGCACCCGAGCTTATTCAAGATCAAATCAGAAGCAAACTTAACAGCCGCAAGAGCAGTGAAGAAACCACAGATTTGTTTAACCCTGGTGCATCTACAGCAGTAGCTAAGGCCAAAATGGAAGCTTTGGCTGAAGAACAAGGTTTCCAACTGACTCGTGGTCGTGAAATTGGTGCTCGTTTGATGGCTCGTTCCAAGGCTAATCGTTCATGACAATATCCCTCCCGTTTCAACAGCAATTTACCTACCGGAAGCTAGGTTTCCTGTTTTTTACGGACTCACTGTCTTATCGGGAGGTTCTGGAACAAAATCCTCAGTGGAGAGTTAACGAACTCCCCCCTCTGGGGGCACAATTTCGCATTTCCGGTACAAGGGGAGGAATGACCAACGGGTTAAGGCAAGGTGGTTTCGTATTCGGACTGCCGGCTGCCGACACTGCTGATATCTTCCCGTTCGGGACACAAAGAAGTTATGTGGAAGCCCTTGTCAGGTACAGTCCGAGTGCGGTGAAAGATAGAGTAGTAGTCAACGGATACACTCTCGATAGTGAAATCGTCATAACAGGCGGGTAAAAGTAATAACGGAAACGTCGTATGAGCTGGCCTTCGGGCACCACGTAGGAGACATCCTGGCCTACACAGCTCTGCGAAAAAACAGGAACATCTTCGTAACAAAATGGCTACTTTTTCCTTGGGTACTTCAGGCGTAACTCCTGGAGCTCCTGGTGTTTATATTAATGAGAAGGCAGGGCTCGTCGCTGCCGCTGGTATCGCCAGTTTTAGCACAGTATACATGCTGGTTGAGACTGAAGAGAATGTTTCAACTACGGTATTCCCGTTCAACACACCGATCCCTGTTACTTCCCTCAACGACTACCAGGCTCTCCTGCAAGGTCGCAAGCCAACGGCTCGCATTCCTTCCTTGAGCTACAGCTGTGTTGAAGAGTTCTTCAATAATGCCCAGGTTGGCGACCTCCGCGTAGTTCGCGTAGGTACCCCTAGCCAAATCGTTGAAATTGAACTGTTTCCTTCCGGAAGCAAAGTGAACTCCACTGCCTTCCCTTCTTCTTTGATGGCAGGAAACGTTGTTTACTCCCAAATTATCATCAACGGTTTGAAAGTTACCAGCGGTCTGACCGACGATTTCAACACCGAGTATCCCGGTTACACCGAGAATAACGAGTATTTGGGTGTTCCAGTTCGGATTCCTGTTAACTATGTTGCCGGTGACGCCGTCAACAACCGTAAAATTTCTGCTGCGATGGCTAACGCTGTTGCCGCTGCGATCGAAAGCAACCCTTCAGTTCGTGCCGCTGTGTACGTTCGTGATTTCGGTCTAACAAACGATCTCGCGCCCACAACAAACTCTCAAACTGGCTACGTAAGCATCGCTGCTACTACTTTCAATGGAAACGTTTCTGTTGTTACCGAAGTGTTCCCAGTTGGAGCCAACTTCGTGTTCATGCAGAATGCCTACGATATTCGCAACATCGTTGGTCTGCAAACAAACTTAGTTCGCGTTCCTCAAGATTACACACAGTGTATCAACACAGCATTTGATGGTCAACAAGATCAGGGTTACCTGGTTACTCCGACCGCTTATGCTCAGTTTGATGCTACCGGTCGTGCCCAAGTTGGCGCTGCGGCTGCGGCTCACTGTGAGAGCAATAACTATAAGTGGTTGGCTCTGGCTGATCCCGGTCCCTTCTTGATTACAGATGTAAATAAGTACAGCGAGTTTCAACCTCACCAAGCTTGTGCAAATCTGGTTCAAGGTCTTAAGTACCTTGTAGATAACGCTATCTACGAGTGGACTGGCCCCGACCGCGATTACGACCGCCTGCCTTTCCAGACAATTATACAAGGTGACAGCCCTCAAACTGCTGTTACTGAGTCTGCTAGTACAGTTGGTGCCGGTGCTCAACAAGGTCTTCTTGATCTTGGTTCATACACCATAGCCACTATTGCAAGCTCGACTTTAGGTGTTTACCAAATTAGCAGCAATAACAACTGGCCCGTTACTCTACCTATTCAAAGGGTGGTGCTGGCTGGTGCTGATGATCCTCTTAACCCTCTGTATGCCTACAACGGTACAGATGTTTTTGTGGTTGCCCCTCCTTACTCGCCTAACCTGGTCTCAACTAGCGAATATCCCCTTAACTACCTTTACATCACTACAACAGCTGGTGCCGCTCAGAATATCTATAATCAGGTAGTCTCAGCTGGTGGTACTGCTGCTGCCGTGACTGCTGTGTTGACCCCCACGGGTGCTATCACAGCTGCTCCTGCTGGCTTTAGCTTTACTCTCACCTACGCTGACCCATACTGGAATCAGCCTGTTACAATCAACGGCCAAACCTCCAACCTAATTCAAAACATCACCCCTGATTCTCATGGTGTAAATACACTTCACCTCCCTGCTACTCTTCAGCATCCAACTGAAACATACCGTCTTGGTTTTGTGAGCCGTACCATTTACAACCCTGCGGTTGCTACTGGTGGTGTCTCTCCTTTCGGTTCAACCGGTCCTATTTCCACCTTGTCTAACCTGATTCCAGGTTCTGGGTACGTTGCTGGCACCTACTTAGGCGTTGCTCTGAATGGTGGTAATGGTACGCTTGCTACTGCTGACATAGTGGTTGACGCTTCTGGTTTGGTAATCAGCGCGAACCTAGTTAACCCTGGATCCGGTTACTATATTGGCGACGTTTTGAGTGCTGCTAATAGTGCTTTGGGTGGTTCAGGTGGTGGTTTCACAATCAGTGTTGCTACTGTAGTTGGTCAACTTAACAATCAGTACACTGGTGCTGCCGAGTTTACAGTCGTCGGTCACGGTTTGTCGAGTGGTCAAAAACTCTACTTCACTCAACCGATTACAGTCAACGGTACACAACTGGTCAAGAACACTGTTTCCAACGCTTCCCACCCTTACTGGGTGACTGTCATAGACAACAATACGTTTGTTCTGTCCAACTCCCTAACTAACTACACGTCTAAGGGTTATGTTCGTTTCATCAACGGAACTTACCAGACTCTACCAACCATCATATACACCGACCTTCTAGTTGGTGGTCATACTTCCACAACACTGCAAGACGTAACACAGTTCCCTGTGCTTCGTGCTCGCAAATACGCTTTCGACTCCAGTTCTATATTCAACCAAGCTTCTAGTTCTGCTGTTGCACCTGCCTTCGCTGC